GCTTGGCACCGACGGTTACGGGGACAGCGCGGATTTGCCGTATGCCCACCGGGTGCTCTCTTGGCAAGGCAGCATTGCCGCGGTTGCTTCTCTTGCGCCTTGATACCAGCCTTTCTTCACACCGCCGGTCAAAGCAGGCGACAACCCGCGTCGTTCCTCGTTTCTTGCACGCATGGGCAATATGCCAGGCCCAATGGAAAAGAATGGCAAACCTACTCGATTGGCATTGGCGTTAAAGGCGTGGGGCGCGTCAAGTAAAGAGGATGCCCGCGCCAAGGCCCATGCAATCTCGGAGCGTAATCGTGGCTGATAAAGACCGCATCGCGGCAGGACTTCGTTATCTTGAACAGCAGAAGCGAGCTGATCCGCTGGAAAGTTTTCGCAGCCTTGAAGGACTGAAAGACGCATACGAGCGCCGAGTGCAGCCGATCATCAACAACGCCATGCAGACGTTTGAAACTGGCGGCGCGGTGGGTGATTTGTTGCGTGCATACGGTAGCGCAGCAGCCCCTGCAAACGCGGCGGTGCTCGAGGGCATGGGTATGCCGTACCGCGGTCCAATGACTGCGCCCAGGGAAGAAGGCGTAACTAGCGGCGAAAACTTTAGGGCCATGGGAGATCCCAGGCAACAAGCCATAGGTCAAATGATTGGCGACCCGGCAAACTTGGCGCAACCAGTTGGCGCAAGATTGGCTAATGCGTTGAAATTTGCAAAGCCTGATGCAATGAAAATGATAAAGGAAATGTCGCAAGGCGCTCGAAGCCAGGCAATTCCGTCAGATGCTCGCATTAGTGATGCCGGCAGAGCAATATTGGAAAGGCTAAAGCGTGGCGAAGGTCGGCCTGGTGATGTGGCAGAAGTTATGCGCGACCTGCAAACTCAAAACCTGCCAATAGAGATCCGCGAACAAGCGGCAAAAATAGCGCAAACCAATCCGGCATTTGCAGAAGCTGTGGACTATATGCAGCCAATTCAATTAGCCAAAGCGGTCAACAACAAAAAAATTGGACAATTGTACGAACAGCATTGGAACACTTTGCCATCTTCAGAAGAATTGGAAGCGGTGGCCAGGGCCGGCGGTGTGAAGAAAGGTTGGTATCAAGGCGCAAGAGAAGCAACCGCGGCAATGCTGCCTGGCCAAGAGAGCACCCGGTGGGCATACGGCAAATCCGCGCTGTCGCCGCAAACGTCGGTGCAAAGCAACCTTGAAAACATGGCATCAACGTATTTCCCGTGGCGTGCCGCGGGTGCATCTACCAATCCCCAGGACATTGCTCGCGCATTGGCTCAAAACGTCCAATCGAAGCCTGTTTTGAGTGCAACCGGTGGCGCGGAAAGATCGGTCGCGCAAGTAAAAACTTTGGCTCGATCACTTGGCGTGCCTGATAACTTTATTGAACGGTCATCGCCACAAGAGCTGCGGATGTTGATTTCAATGTATGAGCAAAGTAGCCCATTAGCAGCAGACGAAATTGCCAGGAAATCTGTATTGCCAGCCTGGGAAGGAAACTTTGTTCGCGCAATGAACGATCAACAATTGTTGTCCGGTCCAAAAGTGCAAAACTTTGCGTCGAACCTTGATCCAAACAACCCGTTTGCGCCATTGCACACAACTAACGACACTTGGGACGCAACTTTGATGGGTTGGCCACAAGCACGTTACGGTGGCCAGGGATTTAACATTGCCAAGCATGATCCTGGATATTCGCCTGGCTACACCATGTCGAGCGCTAAAAAAGCACAAGTGGCAGATCAGATGGGTTGGACTCCCGAACAAGTGCAGGAAACAACGTGGAGTTGGACTAAACCAATTGGCGAAGGTTTGGGCAAATATGGGTTAACGCCACCGGCCAACGTAATCAATGAAGTGCCTGATTTCCAAACTTTGCTAAGAACGCCAAGTATCTTTAATAAATTGCCTCAAGCAGAACAGTCAAGATTGATGGCCATGCCGCAATCAGCAGCAGAAACATACAACTGGACTCCGACTGCAAGCGACCTGGAGCATTTGAAAAACGCCGAAAAACGGGTGTTATCAACTCGCGCTAGGTACAAAGGAAGGGACGAAGAATAATGGAAGAGCAAAGCACAGGCTTGCAAAAGCTGCTGCATAACGTCGCAGCGTATGACGGTGACTTCAAGAAGTGGGAAGCCCGCGCTCAAAAGATCATCAAGCGTTACCGGGACGACAACCGCAGTCAGAACACGAACGAGACTGCTAAGTTCAACATCCTATGGTCTAACGTCCAAACGCTGATCCCTGCGGTCTATGCGCGTCTCCCGAAGGCTGACGTATCGCGTCGCTTCGGTGATAACGACCAAGTGGGGCGGGTGGCTTCCTTGCTGATTGAGCGTGCGCTAGATTTTGAGATTGAGCATTACCCTGACTTCCGGCAAACGATGAAGCACGCAGTCGAGGATCGCTTCCTTGGTGGGCGTGGGACTGCATGGGTGCGTTATGAGCCGCACGTCAACGCAGTCGATATGCCTGAAGATGGATTGGAAGTAACCGAAGACATAGAAGATCCTGAACCCGGTGTGCAGAACGACCCTACAGCCGGTCAAGAACCAATGGAGGAGATTGAGTACGAATGCGCTCCAGTCGATTATGTGCATTGGAAGGACTTCGGGCACTCTGTTGCTAGGACATGGGAAGAAGTTACAGCGGTGTGGCGGTGGGTATACATGACCCGCGAGGCATTGGTTGAGCGTTTCGGCGATGAAGTGGGCGAAAAGATACCTTTCGACGCAGGCCCGGACACCCTCAAGCAATACGGTCAAAGCACCAAAGAACACACCCGCGCAAAGATTTGTGAGTATTGGGACAAGGAAACGGGCAAAGTCTATTGGTTTAGCAAGTCGATGCCTAACATCATTGACGAGCGCGACGATCCGCTAGAGTTGGAAGGCTTTTTCCCCTGCCCGCGTCCGTTGTACGCAACGATGACGAGCGACACCCTCGTTCCGGTGGCCGACTTTGTGCTGTATCAGGATCAGGCTAACGAGCTTGATATTCTCAGCGACCGTATAGATGGTTTGGTCAAGGCTTTGCGCGTCAGGGGCGTTTATGACGCTTCTCAGCCTGCTTTGCAGCGACTGATGACTGAGGGCGAGAACAATGCTCTGTTGCCGGTTGATACCTGGATGGCGTTTGGTGAGAAGGGCGGTCTGAAGGGCGCTATCGACTTCCTGCCCATCGACATGATTGCTCAGACGCTGATCCAATGCTATCAAGCGCGAACTGAGATCAAGAACCAAATCTATGAGATCACCGGTCTGTCGGACATCATCCGTGGATCGTCGTTTGCCTCTGAGACGGCTACAGCGCAGCAGATCAAGGGGCAATACGCCTCGATCCGGTTGCGCTCAATGCAAGAGGATGTGGCGCTGTTTGCGACCGGGCTTCTACGGTTAAAGGCGCAAGTGATTTGCACCAAGTTCCAACCGCAAACCATTCTTATGTTTGCAGCGGCAGATCAGATGCAGCCCGAAGATCAGCAGTTGATCCCCCAAGCTCTCGCGTTGCTGAAAGAAAACCCGCTGCGGAACTTCCGCGTCGAAGTGGCTGCTGACTCCCTCGTTCAGCTTGACGAGCAGAAGATGAAATCTGAACGCAACGAATTTATCGGTGCTTTGGGTAATTTCTTGAAACAAGCGTTACCGCTAGGCCAAGCCGCCCCGGAGATGATCCCGATGATTGGCGAGGTAATGAAGTTTGGCGTTTCAGCCTTTAAGGGTGCAAGGCAGATTGAGGGCGCTATTGACCAGTCGATCAATAAGCTGGTTAACAAGCCTGCAACGCAACCGCAACCCGACCCCGAAATGCTGAAGATGCAGGCAGAGCAAGGCAAGATGCAAGCCGAGCAACAGCTTGAACAGACGAAGATGCAAGCAAACATGCAGCTTGAGCAAGCGAAATTGCAACGCGAAACTGAAATTGAGCAGATGCGGGCGCAACTTGACGTTCAGAAACTACAATTTGAGCAGCAAAAAGCGCAGATGGAAGAACAATATAACCGTTGGAAAGTTGAGCTAGAAAGCGCCACTAAGATAATGACGGCGCGGATTGCAGCGAATCCAGGCTTAGACATTCCTGCGCTAGAAGCGCAACAGGCTGCAAGCGAGAAAATCACGCAAGAGCTTGGTGATAACGTTTCTCAAGCAATCCATCACATGGTTGGACTGAACGAAAACATGCTGACAAAGCACGATCAGAACATGAATCAGATCGCTCAAATGATGCAGACGCTATCAGCACCGAAACGGATTGTGCGTGGGGCAGACGGTAAAGCTATCGGCGTGGAGGTGGTGCAATGATTGTTACAACGACAAAAGGCGAGATGGACGATTCTTTGCTAGAAAAGCGCGAAGGATCAGTCGATAACGACAATGAATGTACGACCTGGGTTGAGTATTGGCTAGATGGTGAATTAGTGCATCGTTCTGCCCATGTCACTTTGAAACAACCGATCTCGCTAACTGCTGAAGCAGCGCAATTCTAAGGACAAATCATGGCTAATACTCAATCTATGTGCACGTCGTTTCTCGGTGAACTGATGACCGGAACGCATAACTTTACGACTAGCACAGGCGATACGTTCAAAGCTGCGCTATATTTTGCGTCGGCAACTGTTAACGCTTCTACGACTGCCTATAGCACGACTAACGAAGTCACTAACACGTCAGGAACTGGTTACACCGCAGGCGGCGTTACTGTCACTAATGGCACTAGCCCAACATCGACAAATGCAAGCACTACGGCAGGCACGGCGTATTGGACTCCGACTGCTTCGTTTAGCTGGTCAGCATTGACTGTGACGACAGCATTTGATGCTGTGCTTATCTACAACAGCAGCAAATCAAATAAGGCTGTGTCGGTGCATACGTTTGGCTCACAGACAATAACCGCAGGCACGTTTACGTTGACGATGCCTAGCAACACCACCACAACCGCGCTGCTGCGACTTGCGACGACGTAATGGCGCAGGGTGGATGGGGCACAGGCACTTGGGATGCCGCTCTTTGGGATAATCTCCCCGTTAGCGGTAACTCAGGCACAGGCAATGTCGGAAATACCGGCGTTGTTAGTTCCGTTGCGCTTACGTCAGACCTGGCAACAGGAAGCACAGGCACAGCCGTTGCCACGCAATCAACATCTGTTACCGGCGTTACTGCGAGCGGCTCAGTTGGAAGCGTCGACTTTACCATCAGCATTCAGTTGTCCGGTGTATCCGCGACCGGAAGCGTAGGGGTAGAAGCTGAATCCATCAACATAACTTTAAGCGGTGTTGAAGCAACAGGATTTGCTGGAGACATAAATCCACAAATAATCCCGCTAATTGAATTTGATATGCACGATGGCGATAAGTTGAAAGATCGCTTTGCAAGGGAAAAGGCATTACGGGAAAAACGCAGGAAAGAAGTTATTGAGCTGTATGAAAGAATTGTTGAGGGTAAGGAAGATATTCCCGAAGTTGTTGAGCCGCTGAAATACATAACCAAACAACAGATTTTGACAAGTAATCTTAATTTTGATAAATTGATTGCTGATCTTAAGAATGCTGAACAGATATGGCATCAGCACGTTGAAATTGACGACGAGGAAATTCTGTTACTTCTATGAGAAAACGTTGGATTTATGTTGACGGTGAGGCAATAGAAGTTGGTGAGTACCAACCGACTGCTGTGCATCATGTGATGCCGGACATTCAGCCTTATCAGTCAATGATTGACGGCTCAATGATTACGAGCCGCAGCCGCCACAGGGAACACCTGCAAGCGCATGGCTGCATTGAAGTCGGCAACGAGAAGATGGAAACGAAAGTTGCGCCTGTTAAAGATAACCGCAGGGAAGTCTTGAGGCAGCAACTGGCAAATGTTACGC